ACAACAATACTGAAGGCATTTAAGGAGTAACTTAAAATGGCTATTTCACGCGCACAGCTACTTAAAGAGTTGCTCCCCGGCTTGAACGCATTGTTCGGTTTGGAGTACGCTAAATACGGCGAAGAGCACAAAGAGATCTACGAAACTGAGACATCAGAGCGTAGCTTTGAAGAAGAGACCAAGTTGTCTGGTTTCTCTGCCGCACCAGTCAAGGCCGAGGGTTCTGCCATCGCTTATGACGCCGCGCAGGAAGCATGGACTGCACGTTATACACACGAAACAATCGCGATGGGTTTCTCCATCACTGAGGAAGCCGTGGAAGATAACTTGTACGACAGCTTGTCTTCACGTTATACCAAGGCTTTGGCCCGTGGTATGGCTTACACCAAGCAAGTTAAAGCCGCTTATGTGTTGAACAACGCCTTCACTGGCGGCCCAACATACGGCGACGGTCAAGTGTTGTGCTCTACAGCACACCCCTTGGTCTCTGGTGGCACCAACAGCAATCGTCCTACAACTGGCGCTGACTTGAATGAAACATCGTTGGAAAACGCTGTCATTCAGATCGCCGCTTGGACAGACGAGCGTAGTTTGTTGATCGCCGCTAAGCCTAAGAAATTGATCGTTCCTCCATCATTGATGTTCGTTGCTACACGTTTGCTCGAGACTGAGTTGCGTGTTGGTACAACCGACAACGACATCAATGCGTTGAAGAACAACGGTTCAATTCCTGAAGGCTATGCCGTTAACCACTTCTTGACAGACACCAACGCTTGGTTCCTGTTGACTGATGTGCCTAACGGTTTGAAGCACTTCGTTCGCTCACCCATGACAACTGGCATGGACGGCGACTTTGACACAGGTAACGTTCGTTACAAAGCCCGTGAGCGTTACAGCTTCGGCGTGTCAGATCCACTGGGTATCTTCGGTTCACCCGGTTCGTCCTGATCGACGAAAAAAAGAGGGAGCTTCGGCTCCCTTTTTTATTGCAATAGTTTTATTGAAGTGGTATAAACATATTAATCCGGGCTTTCCGGTGTATCAAACTGTCCCGGCAGACATCATGCAAGATTGATACACCTTTAACTGCATGAAGGAAACATCATGGGATTTGCTACTCACCTCGGCCCTTGGCTTTTGGGCACTGTTCGTAACACTACCGGCACTACTGTTGGTACTATTGAAAACTGCGGCGCAACCGTTGTTTCTCAAACATTCAAAAAGAACTACACAGGTCAAGCCGCTTCTGCGACTACTGACACTATCTGTGTGTTGCCTGCTGGCGCTCAAATTCTTGACATCTATGTTGACACCTTGGTAGCTTTCACAGGCTCTACGGCGGCCAACTTGCAATTGGGCGATGGCACAACAGCAAACAAATATTGGACAAGTACGGACGTAACCACCGCAGGTCGTTTGGCTACAACCAATGGAGTTTTGTCTGCATGGTGCGGTGCAACATCTACCGCTTCACCTAACGGCATTGGCATTGGCCCAACAGACGTTAAGATTGTTGCCACAATGACTCCGACCGTAGCGGCTGTAACTGCTGGTACTGTTCAATACACAGTCATGTATGTGGTTGCTGACTCTAACGGCTCACAATTCCCAGCATCTGCTTAATTGATCTAGGGGGCTTCGGCCCCCGTTTACAAGGAGATTAATTATGATGCAAACTGACGTATTGGCTGGACATCTTGATGTTTCAGGCTTTATCGCTCCTACTGGGCGTAATCGTGTAAAACAAATTACCTTCCAAGGTAGCGGTGGCGGTGCGGGGGTTGTTGAAATATTTGACACTGCTGTAGCTCCAATAACTGCTTCTTATGGCAGGTCAAGTGCTTTGGTTACTGTAACTAAATCAGCACATGGTTTAGCTACAGGCGACCGTGTTGGCATTGGTTTTAGTGCCGCAGGTGGCGCATCAGCTACAGATGGTAATTACGTAATTACTGTTGTTGATTCAAGCACTTTTACTTTTACAGATCCAAACTCTGGAACAGTAACCCCCGGCACAGCTTGCAGATATGTCAATAGTGGCGCTCGTTGGTTAGTGAGTTTTGGAACTGCTCAAAGTGTTACAACGCCTGTTGCAGTTTTAATTCCCGGAGAGGGTATGTTGGCGGCGCTTGGTATTTACGCAAGCATCTCAAACACTAGTTTTGTAACGGTGTTTTATGGCTGAAACAAAACAGGCAACATTGATGGGTCGTAAACTGTTCATAGGCATTCCAGCCTATGACGGCAAGCTAAACATCAAGACTGCATTTGCACTGGCGCAGTTAATGCCCAAGGCAATGCAACTTGGTGTGTCCGTCACGTTGTCTGATTTGTCTAATTGCTCAATCATTACTATGGCTCGTAATGCCCTAGTACACGAATTCTTAAAGACAGATTGCACAGAGCTTTTGTTTATTGATGCAGATGTCATTGTTAATGCTGACGACATTCTGCGCTTGATGGCTCAGAGCGGCGGCAGAGACATTACTGCTGGAGCGTATCCCCGCAGAGCCAAGGACGCTAAGTTCTTTGCAGATGTATACCATGATGACAATGGTAACTTGGAGTTTGAAGGCTCATTGATGCGCTTAAAACGTGTGCCTACAGGGTTCATGTTGATTCAACGCCATGTTATTGAACAGATGGTTTTTGCACATCCAGAGTGGACTTACGAAAAATCACCAACAGAAAAGATGTCAGCAGTGTTTGACTTTGCCATTGTGGATGGCAAGTATGTTGGTGAAGACTATTTGTTCTGCGACCGTGCAACACAAATGGGTTTTAAGGTTTACATTGATGTAGACATCAGCCTGCCTCATGTTGGCCAAGAAACGTTTGAACGTAACTTCCGAGAAGAAGTTGTGATGCCTATGTTAGATAATATCTACCAATCCAAACTGAAAGTCGTAAATGGCTAAATCACCAGAACGTTCTTACAAATTACCAGATTGGCTTGGTATTTGCACTACTTGTGGGCGTGATAAAGAGCAAACAAGTTTTGGTTCTGGTCGCTCTGGTGAATGCAATACTTGCGCTAAATTGCGTTGGAATTCAAACAATCAAATTAAAGTTCGTGCGCAACGGTTGCATGGTAATGCTCAAAAACGTGCAAAAGCAAACAGTTGGCCTGCACCAGATTTTAGTTCTTTGTGGATTGAAGATAAGATTATTGCCGGTGTATGTGAAGTTACTGGTATACCGTTTGATTTAACATCAAAAACTTCAGATTCAGTCCATGCAAAAAATCCTTGGGTTCCTTCATTGGATCGAATTGATAGTTCAAAACCTTATGTAAAAGATAATGTGCAACTTGTTGTTTTTATGTATAACGTATGTAAAGCAGAATTTGCACATAAAGATGTCGTAACATTTTGTAAAGCTGTTGCGGCAATGGAGATGGAAATTGGCTAAATTCAAGACAGAAGCATGGCAGAGATCCGAGGGAAAAAACAAGAATGGTGGCTTGAATGCCAAGGGTCGCGCCTCCGCGAAAAAGCAAGGCATGAATTTGAAACCGCCCCAGCCAGAAGGCGGCTCCCGCAAGGACTCTTTTTGTGCGAGGATGGAAGGGATGAAGAAGAAACTAACATCCGCCAAAACCGCCAAAGACCCCGACTCACGCATAAACAAATCACTTAGAGCTTGGAAATGTTAGATTTAAACACCGCATGGTCAGCAGTCTTATCTTTAGTAATAGGATTGCTTGGCTACATGATGAATGAAAAGTTCAGGGAGCTGGCTCGTGTCACGATCCTGTTGAACAAAACCCGTGAGGAGGTTGCTCGTGATAACGTTACTCAAGCAGAAGTGGAACGCATTACAAACCACATTGACCAGCGCTTTAACAAGCTTGAAGCAAAGATTGACCAACTTATTCAAAAAGGCTGATGATGCCGAGCGTAAGTAAAAAGCAACACAATTTCATGGAAGCGATTGCACACTCGCCATCGTTTGCCAAGAAAGCAGGCGTCCCACAGTCTGTGGGAAAAGAGTTTTCCAAGGCCGATGAAGGCCGTAAATTTGCAAAAGGTGGCGATATGAAAAAGATGAACATGGGTGGCTATGCTGATGGCGGTATGACTATGGTCAACAAAAACGGAAAAATGGTTCCTGACTTTGCGGCTGACGGAAAGGGCAAAATGGCCAAGGGTGGCATGGCTCACGAAGACGTAAAGATGGACAAGAAGATGATGCAGAAGGCCGTGAACAAACACGAAGGCCGTTTGCACAAAGGTGAAACCAAGACTAAGCTGGCTTCTGGTGGCTACACAAAAGCCGCTGATGGTTGTGCTGTTAAGGGTAAAACCAAGGGCACTCAGATTAAAATGTCTATGGGCGGCAAAGCCTGCTAAGGAATTAACATGAGCTTACTAGACCGAATGATGGGCAAGAGCGAAGCTGGCGCAGGTCGCGGCAAAGTTAATCCCAAAACTATTGCTGAGATGGAAGATGAGAAGCGTAGTCCTGCTGAGCGTGAAGCCCGTCAAATGATGAAGGATCGCGCAAATGCTAAGGCGGCTGAAGCGGCTTACAACAAAGCCATGCCAAACCCTTACGCTAAAGGCGGCAGTGTTGGTTCTGCTTCTAAGCGTGCTGACGGTTGTGCTACCAAGGGTAAGACCAAGGGCACAATGATTAAGATGAACTACGGCGGGAAGTGCTGAAATGATGCCCAGTCGCGGTATGGGCGCTATTGCAAAATCTAAAATGCCAAGTGGTATGAAGAAGTTGCGCTATTCTGAGGGCGGTAAACTTCCTGCCGCCTTTATAGATGGCAATGAGTTTGTAATGGCGGCCAAACGCTACGGTTTAAACGATTTGGATGAAAGAATCCTCAATAAGATTGTTAATCTTGTAAATCAAGGTGAAACAGTGGATTCGGCGGCAAAGAAAGTGGCAGGTAAAGAATGATGGCAAGCCGTGGAATGGGAGCCGTTCTTCCAAGCAAAATGCCTAAGGGAAGTAAAAAGACCCGTAGGGACGATACTGACTTTACGCAATATGCGGAAGGCGGTAAGGTCAATGCCGCTGGAAACTATACAAAGCCCGGTTTACGTAAGAGAATTGTGGCGCAAGTAAAAGCCGCCTCAACACACGGAACTGGTGCTGGTGAATGGTCGGCTCGCAAAGCGCAACTTGTGGCTAAGAAGTACAAGGAAGCTGGCGGAGGGTATAAAGATTGAAAGCTCCTCAGAAATCGCTTAAAGATTGGGGCGACCAGAAATGGCGCACTAAATCTGGTAAACCGTCAAGCAAAACGGGTGAGCGATATTTGCCTGAAGCGGCTATAAAATCATTATCTCCTCAAGAATATGCGGCAACGACCAAAGCCAAGCGTGCTGGAAAAGCCGCTGGCAAACAGTTTGTAGCTCAACCTAAAGCAATAGCTAAGAAAACGGCAGGATTTAGATGACCACTACCGGCACAACCCTATTCAATATGGACTTCACGGAGATTGCCGAGGAAGCGTGGGAGCGTGCCGGTCGTGAGATGCGTTCTGGCTATGACCTGCGTACAGCTCGTCGTTCCATGAACCTGATGACCATTGAGTGGCAGTCTAAGGGTATCAACATGTGGACGATGGAGCAGGGGTTTATTAACCTGACTCCGGGATTGTCTACGTATGCCCTTCCAGTGGACACAATTGATTTGCTTGAACAAGTAATTCGCACTGGTTCAAACACAGCTTCTACCCAAGCTGACCTAACAATTTCAAGGATTAGCGTTTCAACTTATGCGACTATTCCAAACAAGCTTACACAAGCTCGCCCAATTCAGGTCTGGATTCAGCGCCTTTCGGGAGAGACTAACCCAACTTCGTCAACTCTTAGCGGAGCCATCACAGCCACGGACACAACGATCACGCTTAACACGGTGGTTGGATTAGCTGGTTCAGGCTTCATGCGCTTGGATTCTGAAGATATTTATTACACATACATCTCTGGTAATACCTTGGGTGGTGTGTTCCGTGGTCAGAACAACACGACTGCGGCGGCTCATATTAGCGGTACAGCCGTATTTGTTCCCCAGCTTCCTGCTGTAACTTTGTGGCCAACGCCCGACAACACTACTTCTTATCAGTTTGTGTACTGGAGACTGCGCCGCATTCAAGATGCTGGTGCTGGTGTTACTACAGCCGACATGAACTTCCGTTTCTTGCCAGCATTGGTGTCAGGATTGGCTTATCACATTGCAGTGAAGACGCCAGAACTGATGCCGCGCATTGAGATGCTCAAGCAGATGTACATGGAAACATTTGAAACAGCGGCGGGAGAAGATCGTGAGAAGGCTCCGGTCAGATTTGTACCCCGTCAGATGTATATTGGTGGCTCATAATGGGCAATAGATTTGCATCAGGCAAGAAAGCGATTGCTGAATGTGATCGCTGTGGTCAACAGTTTTTATTAAAGACTTTAAAGACTGAGATCATTAAACAACGTAAATATCAGTTGCTTGTTTGCCACGAATGCTGGGATCCAGATCAGCCGCAGTTAATGTTGGGAACATTCCCAGTAGAAGACCCGCAAGCTTTGCGTGATCCTCGTAAAGATACGACTTACGTGACTGCTGGTAACAATGTGAATGGAAATCCTACCGGTGGTTCTCGGGATATTCAATGGGGCTGGGCGCCCGTAGGCGGGGCCAGTAATTTTGCAAGTGCGTTAACACCAAATTACTTGATGTTAGGCGTACAAATTGGTACAGTAACGATACAGATAGGAGCTTAAAATGGCTTACACACGATCAGCAGATGGCATTGCCAAAAAAGGTAAAACTGAGGGTAAAAACCTTGGTGACAGCGGCCCAACAGCCAAAGAAGTTATGGGCGGCAAGAAGACTTCCGGTGTAACTGGTCAAGCCATGCGTGCCGTTGGTCGCAATATGGCTCGTGCCATGAACCAAAAGCGAGGCTAATATGGCTACGTACAGCAAGAAAATGATGGGCAAAGAAGTTGGCGATGCCAAAGTCTACGCCAAGCCACACACCATGAGCGGTAAGGCTGTAAAGCCATCTACCAATCCCGGCAAGGAACCTAACCGTAGCAAGCTTGACACTTTGGATGTCAGCGTTGGTGCGGAGAGCAAGTCTGCTGGTGATGAGAAGACCAAGACCAGCGGCATTAAGGTGCGCGGTACAGGTGCGGCAACTAAAGGCTTGATGGCACGAGGCCCAATGGCATGACATACAACGAACTTGTCACGGCAGTACAGGATTACTGCGAAAACACTTTCCCCACTGCTGACATGAATGTGTTCATTAAGCAGGCGGAGCAACGCATCTATAACACGGTGCAGTTGGCTAACTTGCGAAAGAACGTGACAGGCACATTGAATGTTGGCAATAAGTATTTGAGCTGTCCAGATGATTTTTTGTCTGCGTATAGTTTGGCTATTTATCCAGCCGCTGGTGGTGATTTCTTGTATTTGTTGAATAAAGATGTGAACTTCATGCGTGAAGCATATCCAAACCAATCAACACAAGGCAAACCCAAGCATTACGCAATCTTTGGCCCAACCGTAAACGGAAGCACAATTACAAATGAGCTTTCATTCATGCTTGGCCCAACACCTGATGCCAGCTACATGGCTGAACTTCATTACTACTATTTTCCAGAATCCATTGTGACTGCTGGCCAAACATGGCTGGGTGATAACTTTGATTCAGCTTTGTTGTACGGAACAATGTGTGAAGCCATCACATACATGAAGGGTGAAGCAGATATGGTCAAGCTGTACCAAGACCGGTACGTTCAGGCTATTGCTCTGCTCAAGAACTTGGGTGATGGTAAACAACGTGCTGACGCTTATCGTGACGGCCAAGTTAGGGTTCAAGTCTCATGAGCATTCTTCAGGGTGCAACCACTTCGTTCAAGGTTCAACTGCTTCAGGCGGTTCACAACTTTGGCCCCACATCACCGGACACGTTTAAAATTGCTTTGTATACTGCCAGCGCAGACATCAATGCAAGTACAACGGCGTATTCAACTACCAATGAAGTGACCGGTACAGGGTACACGGCTGGCGGGAATACGCTGACTATCAGCACATCGCCTACGTCTGGCAATAACTCTAGCAACATCCCGACAGCGTATATTTCATTTGCCAATACATCTTGGACAAGTGCATCGTTTACTGCTCGGGCGGCTTTGATTTATAACGACTCAGCAACTGGAAATCCATCAGTGGCTGTGTTGGATTTTGGTGCAGATAAAACAGTGTCAAATGACACGTTTCAAATTGTTTTTCCAACAGCCGATGCCAACAGCGCTATCGTTCGTATTGTATAAGGATTATTCATGGCACTTGTATACACCACCAAAGGCGAAATGGATGAATCTCTCCTTGAAAAAAGAGAAGGTTCAGTCGATAATGACGTTGAATTTACAACTTGGGTTGAGTATTGGCTTGATGGTGAACTTGTTCATCGTTCCGCACATGTCAATCTGAAAACTTCCCCCGCGCTGTTTGCAGAAGCGGCATCTATTGCATAAGGAAATATCATGGCAAATACACAGGCAATGTGCACCTCGTTCATGGGTGAGCTTCTGACAGCTACGCACAACTTTACGACCGGCACAGGTAACACTTTCAAGGCCGCTTTGTATGAGGCAACCGCTACATACAATGCCTCAACCACAGCGTATAGCACTTCAGGTGAAGTGACTGGTACAAACTACACCGCAGGCGGTGTGACTGTTACAAATGGTACTTCCCCGTCCTCGACAAACTCGTCGGCTACGGCGGGGGTTGCGTATTGGACTCCTTCGGCAAGCATCGTTTACACAAACGTTACGCTCACCACAGCATTTGACTCAGTGTTAATTTATAACTCGTCTGCATCCAATAAGGCCGTTAGTGTTCATACCTTTGGTTCACAGACTGTGACTGCTGGTACGTTCACCTTAACAATGCCTTCTAACACTACAAGTACCGCGCTTCTCCGCTTGGCTACAACCTAACTAGGAGCGGCGGGGTAATCCCCGCTGATTAACCATGTTCGGTATAGCCCCATTTGCCGGTGCTCCGTACTCCTCGCTTGCGGGCGGGGCGGCTAATGCTGGCGCTCTTACGGGCGTTCAGGCATCTGGGCAGGTTGGCACAGCCACAGCCAATATCACTGTTGCCATCTCTGGTGTCTCGGCATCCGGGGCGGTTGGCACAGTCTCACGGGCTGATGCAGGGGCTTCTCTAACAGGCGTTTTTGCAACAGGTAGTGTTGGCACAGTTGAAGTAGATCATTCTCAAGCACTTACAGGGCTTGAAGCTACTGGCGAAATAGGTTCTGTAGCTGTTGGTGAGAGACAAATTGCCATCACAGGCGTACAGGCCGAAGGTCAAGTCGGTACTGTTGCGGCCACAAATACAGTAGCAATCTCTGGAAACCAAGCAAACGGATCTGTAGGATCTGTAGAAGTTGGCAATAGAAATATAGCCATTACAGGCGTTCAGGCTGATGGCGCTGTTGGAACTCTAACCGCTGAGATTATTAAAGAAGTTGCCATCACAGGTGTTTCAGCATCTGGTGAGGTTGGTACTATTTCTGTTGGTAACAGAGAAATTGCGCTTACAGGGGTGTTATCTGATGCCGCTGTAGGGGATGTATTTGAGACCCCAAACACAGGTATTGCCGGGGTTCAAGCGCTTGGATCTGTAGGAACTGTTACGCCAAACCTACT